TGCGCTAAGCGTTCGCTACGCTTTCTGCCGCCCGCGAGCGGCCTGCGGGAGTGCCATTCTTGTGTGTTTGTGGGGCGCGTTTATGGGTGCCATTCTTGAATGGCGGCGCGGGGTCGCGGGGGGCGCGGGAACCTGCTGCTGAATTGTTTTCCGGCCCATTTCCCGGGACTTTGGTCCTTAATGGTGGAGGGAGTTTGTGATGGTGGAGTCCAAGCCGGTGACTGTGGGGGCGCAGCCTGCGCAGGCGCCTCCGAAGGCGGCTCCGAAGCCGGAGGAGGGCGCGGATCCGGGGATCAACGCGTCGGTGGTGGACATCCCGCGTGATCACGAGCCCGGTTACGGCGAGGGTGACGGGATCAACGCGAACATTGTCAGCTGACCGGCCCGTGGATGCGTCTCGGGGGAGCCCGAGGGGCCGGCAGGTGGCGTTGCTGGCCGCGGCGGCGCTGATCGGGCCGACGGTGCCTGGCGGGATTGTGGACCGGCATCCGGATGAGGCCGCGACGGCTGCGGTCCGGATGGCGGAGCTGCTGCTGCCGTGGCTGGAGAAGGGGACGCCGCTCCCGGAGCCGGAGCGGGTCAGGAAACACAGGACGGCCAGGGCTGCCGCGACGGCGGCCGGGCCGGTGCCCGGAACGGGAGTGGATGATGCCAGGGATTACGGGTCCGGTGCCGAAGCGGACGGAGCAGCGGCGGCGGGTGAATAAGCCGGAGATTCCGGTGACGCACGCACCCTCGGGTGAGGATGAGCCGGCGCCGCGGGGGTCGTTCCGGGTGCCGTTGCCGCCGGGTAAGGGCTGGCACCGGACGGCGAAGTGGTGGTATCTGGCGTTGCGCCGGTCGGGTCAGGCCCAGTTTTACGAGGTCAGCGACTGGATGGAAGCCTATGTGGCGGCTGAGATCTTGTCGGAGATGCTGAACGCGGAGCGCCTGTCGGCGATGTTGTATGGGGCGTGGGCGTCGCACACAGCCCGCCTGATGGTGACTGAGGGTGACCGGCGGCGGTTGCGGATTGAGCTGGAGCGTGGGAAGCGGGCTGATCCGGAGGCCGAGGCGGCGGTTGCGGATATCGGCACGTGGCGCAAGAAGCTCGGCACCCCGTAGGGCCGGCTGACCGGCTGGTGACGTTGCCGGCGGGTGTGCCGGCGTTGACGCTGGGCTGGGAGGCGGCGGAGTTCGCGTCGACGTTTCTGCGGCATCCGAATGGGGTGCGGGCGGGGAAGCCGTGGCGGTGGACTGAGTCGCAGCTGCGGTTTCTGCTCTGGTGGTATGCGGTCGATTCGGATGGCCGGTGGCTGTTCCAGCATGGGGTCCGCCGCCTGGCGAAGGGCAGCGGTAAGAGCCCGGTGGCGGCGTTGCTGGCGTTGCTGGAGTTCTGCGGCCCGGTCCGCGTCGCAGACATTGACCCCAGGTTGCCGTATGGGGTGCGGGGCCGGCCGGTGGATATGCCGCTGGTGCAGATCGCGGCCACGGCCGAGTCGCAGACGGCGAACACGATGCGGATGGTGCGGGCGCTCGCCCCGAAGGGGTCGAAGATCGCGCAGGCGTACCGGCTGGACCCGGGGAAGACGAAGTATTACAAGCCGCCGGAGGGGACGCTGGAGGTGATCACCAGCTCGGCGGCGGCGGCGGAGGGTGCGGAGGCCACGTTCGTTGTTGAGGACGAGGTTGAGTGGTGGACGCCGGGGAACGGCGGCCCGGTCCTGGCGGCGACGATCGATGACAACCTGGCCAAATCCGGCAACCGGTCGCTGGAAACGTCGAACGCGTGGGAGCCGGGTATCGGGTCGGTCGCGGAGGCGACGTATGACGCGTGGCTGGCGCAGGAGGAGGAACGCACCCGCGGGCAGGGCCGCATCCTGTATGACGCGCGGATCGCCCCCCCGGACACGGACATGGCCGACGGCGAATCGCTGCGGAAGGCGCTGGAGTTCGTGTATGGGGACTGCTGGTGGCAGGACCTGGACCCGATCGTCATGCGCATCTGGGATCCCCGCTCCCGCCCCGAAGACAGCAAACGTAAGTACCTGAACTGGCCGTCCGCGTCGACGGATGCGTGGGTGACGCAGCAGGAATGGGCCGCCTTGGCCGACCCGTCGCAGGTGATCTGCGACCGGGACGAGATTGTCCTGTTTTTCGACGGGTCGAGGACGCGGGACGCGACCGCGCTGCTCGGCTGCCACGTGGAGACCGGGTTCGTGTTCTGCGTGGACGTGTGGGAAGCCCCCACCGGCAGCCACGGGCCGGGTTATGAGTGGACGGTGCCGGTCGCCCAGGTCGACGCCGCGGTCGAGCGGGCGTGGGACCGGTGGGACGTGAAGGCGTTTTTCGCTGACGTCCGCGAATGGGAGTCATTCACCAAGGTCACGTGGCCGCAACGGTACGGCGACCGGGTCGAAATCTGGGCCACACCCTCGGGGAAAGAGCCGCAGCCGGTCGCGTGGGACATGCGCACCCACGTGTTCGAGTTCACCATGGCCTGCGAACTCACCCTGACCGAGATCACGCAGGAGAAGGGGTTCACCCACGACGGTGACTCGCGGGTGGGCCGGCATGTGACGAACGCGCACCGGCACCCGAACCGGCACGGCGTGTCGATCGGCAAAGAATCCCGCGACAGCCCCAGGAAGGTTGACGCAGCGGTGTGCGTCATCGGCGCACGCATGGTCAGGCGGCTGCTGCTGGCGCAGCGGGACGCCCAGCCGGCGCCGAAACCCCGCTCCGGCCGCGTCCACGGCTTCGCCTAACCGGAGGCCAGCCGCTGCGGCGTTGCTTGCCGGCCGGTGAACGCTTGTAAGAACGATCAAGGAATGTGCAGGCCACCGGCCTGGCACGTAACCGGAGGGACGGGGGCCAGGATGGCGCTGCCCCCGGAGCAGGTACCCAGTGTCGCCACCCGCGTGCTGGCCATGCGGGAACGCGAACAGGCCAGGCTGCACAAGATCGGCGACTACATGCGCGGCCGGCACGCGTCGGTGTATGTGCCGCACGGCGCCCGTGAGGAATACCGGTGGCTGCTGCACCGGTCGGTGGTGAACTTCCTGCCGCTGGTCGTCTCCACGATCGCGGAGAACCTGCACGTCGACGGGTACATGCGCACCGGCACCGGCGACGACGGGAGCGAGGGCACGGGCGCGCTCGGTGGCAGCCCTGATGAGGACATTCAGCCGTCCGGTGGTGCGGTCGCGGATCCGCTGGATCCGTGGAACATTTTCACCGCCAACCGGATGGTGTCCCGGCAGCATGGCCTGCACCGGGCCGTCGCCAAGTATGGCATTGGCTACAACGTGGTGCTGCCCGGCACCGCTGATGACGGTGACGGCACCGCGGCGGATGTGCCGGTGATCCGGCCGGTGTCGCCGCGGCGGCTGACCGCTCTCTACAGCGACGACGTGGACGACGAGTGGCCCGTGTATGCGGTGGAGGAGCGGCTGATCCGCTCGGGCAAGGGCGTGCTGCGGAAGGTGTGGCTGTACGACGACCAGAACCGGTACACGCTGATCGGCCGCACCACCGAACCGACCTTGTTCTGGCCCGGTGAAGGCGCCGGGCTGCTCGGCGCGGAGACCGGCAGCGGTGGCGCGTGGCAGTACGTCCCCGATGTTGAGCCGGCGATTGAGGAACACGGCCTGGGCGTATGCCCGGTGGTCAGGTTCCTGCATGAGATCGACCTCGACGGGGAAATGGACGTTTCCGGCGAAGCCGAACCACTTATCCCCCTGCAGGACCAAATCAATACCAGCACTTTTAACGGTTTGATGGCGCAGCAATATGCTGCGTTCCGGCAGCGGTGGGTCACCGGAATGGTCCCCGATGATGAGGACGGCCGCCCGCGGGAACCATTCCGCGCGGGGGTGGACCGGCTGTGGGTCGCCGAAGACACCGACACCAAGTTTGGCGAGTTCTCGCAGACTGACCTGTCCGGGTTCCTCAATTCCCGCGAAGCCAGCATCCGGCATATGGCCACGATCGCTCAAGTGCCGCCGTATTACCTGCTGGGAATGATCGCGAACCTGTCCGCTGATGCTCTGGCGGCGACGCGGGACGCGCTGGACCGGAAGATAGCCGAATTGCAGGGTGTCCTGTCTGACCCGTGGAAACAGACCATGCGGCTGGCGTCGCTCGCGGCCGGGAACAAAACCGGCTGGACCGACACCAGTTCGACGGTGGTGTGGCGAGACACCTCCGCGCGGGCGTTCGCCGCGACTGCGGACGCATTGGGCAAAATGACACAAATGTTGGGAATTCCCGCGACCGAACTCTGGTCACGGATTCCGGGAGTGACGGCCGAAGAAGTGGGCCGGTGGAAGCGGGTCGCCGCGTCGCAGGGCGCGCTGGCCGAGCTGAACCAGCTGATTGAGTCGCAGATGACCCGCGGCATGCAAACCCAGGGACCGGATGAGACCGCCCCGTTCCAGGGGCCGGCCATGTCCAAGGTCGCCGGGGTCTGACCGGTGATGATGCCATGCCTGCCAAGCCATACCGTGCCCAGCCATACACTGCCGGGCCATGCCCCGCCTGCCACGCCGCGCCCCACGGCACCTTGCCTGACCTGGCCCCGCCATACCGCGCCTCACCGTGCCTCGCCGCGCCCGGCCTTGCGCTGCCTGCCTCGCCGAGCCATGCCTAGCCTCACGTGGCCACGCGCTGCCACACCCTGGGCAGCCCAGCCGTGCCTTGCCCCACCGCGCCCCACCGTGCCGGGCCGCGCCATGCCGCACCTTGGCTGCCATGCCTTGCCAAGCCTC